CCAGATTTTCTTGAAAGTTGTGCTATTGATTCACCACCTTCAATTATTTGATATATCTTTTTATCATACCAATACATATTATTTAATTCGTTTTGTATTTCTGCATATACTTCATCGTAATTTTCACAATCAAAATCTGATAAATAATTTCTTACATTTTCAAGTTCTATAATTTGTACTTTAGATTCTTTACGTTTTAGATCTAAAAACAAAGTTTTAAGTGTTTTAAATATATAATAGTAATTATAATCTGTTTCACCAAAATCAATATTTAAGCCATTCTTAATTTTCTTATCTATTTTGATATACATTTCTTGAACAATATCTTCTGCTGTTTCTTTATTGCATCCAAAAGAACTTACAATGTCAATCCAAACTTGGTGTTTGTTAAATATATCCAATAAGCAATTCTTCATAGTTATTTAGTTTGTTAAAGGATCGTATAAATCCCCTACTATTTCAGGTAGTCCTATTTCATTTACCTTAAAACTAAATGTTTCAAATGAATAACCCCTGCTACGTTTGCACTTAACGGTTATCCAATCTTTGTTTACTGTATTTGCTTGAAGTTGTATTTGTGTTTCTGCTTTTTTTTCTAAAAAAGAACCAAGATGTCCTGTAGGTTTGTCTGAACCAAAGTTAGAATGAATCACACACATAATATGAATATTATATTTTGCTGACCATTCCATAAGTTTTTGCACACAAGCATTAGATTCTTCTAAATTATTTACATCTGAAACCAAATCTGCGATTCCATCTAAAATTAAAAGCCCTGCGTTTTCAACTTTGTGTTCTAAACAATATTCTATAAATTGTATTCTTTGTTTATAGCCTATTGATCTTAATCCAAATGTATAATAATTTTTTGAATAATCAACACTATTCATATCTAAAACCTTTTTAAACACCTTTTGGCAATGCCATTTGCCTTGTTCAGTGTCTATGTGTATAAGGTCTTTGTTTTCACGATGTCCTCTTAAACCACCTCCGAAATTGTTTTTAGCACCTAAATAGACAGAAGCTAATAATGATACAAGAAATGTTTTCTTTGTTTTAGGTGGTGCTTGAATAAAACTAAAGTTACCATAAGTACCTATTGGAATTGGTAATAGATAATCTTTGTTCTTTGTTTTTAGTAATGTTTCGCCAAGTGATAAAGCAACTGGAGGATAATCAATAGATTCTTTAGGATCTACTTTACAATCATCTTCAATAGATTGCATTATAAGGAATTGTTCTGTTTGTTGTTCGTCTAATCTTAATTGCATTTAGATAAATATATAAAAAAAAGGGGTGTATTAGACCCCTCTTAAAAAAAATGTTTTTTAATATTAAAATGGTAGGTCGTTAGATGCAGCTGGTGTGTTAACTGCTTCTTCTTTTTCAGCTAATTTAATAATGTCATTAGTCCATACTACTTTACCATTACCAAGATAGTTTCTTTGTGCTTTAGCTTCACGTTCTTCTTTTGTTTGTGAATCCATAATAGCTACGTTGTTTCCGTATCTTGTGTCATCATTTAAAGATATTGTAAGGTTGTAATATACTGCACCGTCTTTACCTTTAATGAATTTTTCTTTAGGTAGTTTATCTACTCTAATACTTGCATTGATAATTGCACTCATAATTTATTGATTTATTTATTAATTTAATTTTTATAATCATATTGGTATATATCACCATTTTCTTTTTTTATTTCAGAAAACAAATATGTGTTAAATTCAGTACCATCGTTATTTTTTCTTTTTTGGTATTTTTCTTTTATTGTTAATTTTTTTATTGTTTCAACATCTACAATTCTTATTTTTTCTAATAAATTTTCTTCTTCATTCATATAAGCATAAAAATATATTTGTGATTTATTATCCATTATTTTATCTATTTCTGTTTTACCATTGTTTTTAGATCTACTTCTTATGGTTAAATCATTATAAACTTTAAATTTATTTTTTCTTATTCTTATAGATATTAAAATATCAATATTACAAACCATATCAAAACTTAATTTTGTATCCTCCTCATCAGTACTTAATCTAAAATTAATATATTGTATTTTTGGTAAAGCTAATAAAATATGTTTTTTTATTTCTTTAAAAAATTTATTTTCTAAAAATCTAATATTATTCATTTATAAAATTATTGGCTGTAATAAACATTTCTTTATCTAATTCAATTCCTAAAGATTTTATATTTAAAATGTTACAAGCCTTTATAGTACTTCCAGAACCCATAAAAGGATCAACTACAAAATCACCTTCTAAAATAGATACTTCTAAAATTTGTTTTAATAATTCAACTGGCTTTTGTGTAGGATGTACCATTTTTGATGTATGTAATCTTGATACATTTAAAACATTTCCACGTCTATTATTTATTAATTTTTTGCCTTTAGTACAATATATAACTAATTCAGTTTGATTACCCCAGTCATTTTCTAAATCACCAGAACCTTTATTGCCTTTATCCCAAACCAATGGTGTTTTAATTGTAAAATATTTTGATATAATTCTTTCAAAATCACTAAAAACATTCCAACTACAAAAAAAATATAAATGTGAATTATCAGCTGATTTCCTACTTAATACTTTACAAGTTTTTTCTAATAAATTAAACGCTTCATCTTTACCATCATTTAATAAACCACGTTTAGTAATAGCATCATCATACATTGATCTATTTGATTTATAAGATATACCATAAGGTGGGTCTGTTAATACGACATCAATACAACCATCTTCTAAAGATTCTAATATTTGTAAACTATCACCATTTATTATGTTTTCACTAATTTTAGTTTCGATTCTATTTTCTATAACTTTAGATTTATATGCTTCTTTTTTTTCTTCTTTCTTAATTTCTTGATAAGCTGAATTAATACTTACTTCGCCTGTAGATAGTTTTGCTTTAACTTCTTCACTTGCTTGTGCTTGTATTTTTTTTACTTTATCTAAAGTTCCGTGTCCAACAGAAGCAATTTTTGCAAGTTCTTGTCTTGTATTTATTTTATCAATAGCCTTTGCCAATGTTGGCAAACCCTTTCCAAAGTTTTCACCACTTAATTTTAAATTTTCCTTTGCCTTGTTACTAAAAACTTCTTCAAGTTCTAATGCTAAAACACTTCTTTGATAGTTACTTAAATTTCTTCTACCAAATTGGTTTAGGATCATCCATTCTTTTACAGCTTCTTCATCTTGAAAATGCTTTGTTTCTGTTTGAATTTCTAAATCCCACTTCAAAGATATTTCATAACGATTATGCCCATCTATAATAAAACCATTCCAAATAAGTATTTTTTCCCTAATACCTTCTGCTATACAATTATTTTCTAATTGTTTATATTCTTCTTTAGTTAAAGCTGGTATTAACTTTTTAAATTCTTCTTTTATTTTAATCACTTATTTGTTTTTATTAATTAATTCTTCTTTTGTAGTTTTCTTTTTAAATGATTCAGATTCATCTTCTGACATTACACCAAGTTCGTAAAACCCTGAAAGTTTTAACACACCCCTACTCATAGCACGTTTTTCTGCCATTTCAGCTACATACCAAGAATTAGTAGAACCATCTTTAAAACCTACACCTTTTAATGCAGATCCAAATGTTTCAATTCTTGAATCACCTTTTGTTGCAATAGCTTTAAATACTGCAAAGTTAGGTTCACATTTAATTACATCATAAGTAATATTAATTTGTGCTTTAGCTTGTATAGCGTCTATTCCTGCACGTGTAATAATAGTGTAGTGTTGATGTTTAAAAAAGTGATTTGGATTTAATTCGTACTTCTCGTAAAGTTCTTTTAGTTTTTCTTTGTTCATAATGTAATTCTGTTTTGTTGTGATACTTCTAATTTTGCTTCTAAAACGTCTTTAGCTTGTAAAGTAAATTCTAAATGTTTTTTTAGCTTTTGGATTTCTTCTTCTTTAGCTTTAATGAAGTTTTGATAGAAACCTACTTGAACATAATGTTCCTGATAAGATATTGTTCGTTCCATATAATTGTATTTATTTTATATAAAATTAACAATTTATTTAATAACTACCAAAAAAAAAAGGAGCTAATTTAATTAACCCCCTTTTTCTAAATACAAATTGAAACAGAACTTCTCAAATATAAAAACTATATAAAGTCTTTTATTAACAAATTATATTTAGTTATTAAATCTTCTATTTCATCATAAGAATACTTTGTTATTTGTTTGGCTTTATAGTAAAGTGATTCAGAACACCCTGATCCATATTCAAGATCTAAATTTTTGCCGAAAATAAACTGTTCACCATATTTAAATACATTACACCCTGCACATTGTACTTGGCAATTTATTTCATCCCAACGTGTAGAATAGTGTTTACGTGATTGAAAATGTCCGCATTGTAATCGTTTCCAATGATCTTTTTTGCCACAAGTAAAACATTGTGCAATTTCATTTATAGCATTTCTTTGTCTTATATATAAACTAAATACTTTGTCAAGTTTTTTAATTAATTTACTTCTTGCTATTTTTTTTA